GTGACCTCTCCATCGAGCGTGGTCACAGTGGCCTCGAGCGTGCTAAGCCCGGTGGCCGTTGCGTTTACGCCGGTGACAGGATCGTTCACCGTGGTCTTCACCGCGTTCAGCTGCGAGGCCTGGGCGGTGATGTCCTGGCCGTGCTGGTTAATCGTCGCCGAGTTCTGCTGAACCTGGGTCACCAGGGCGTTGACCGTCTGCGTGACGGTGCCGATGTCGGTCCAATAGGTGGCGTTCGGCGGCGGGTTGTTCGCCGGCACCGCGCCGTTGGCCTGGTACAGGTGCTGGCCCACTCGCACAATGTCGTTCAGCGCGTACGCCTTGGATGGCACGTACTCCAGCGCATCGACCACCTCGCCGATCAGCTGCTCCAGCTCATCCTTGGCCGCGTCAATGCGACCGTTCACCGAGCCTGGTCCGTTTCCGTCGATCAGGTCGATTCGGTCATTCAGGTGCTGGCCCAGCGCGGTTTCGTCAATCTGCCCTTTGATCTGTTCAAGGATCGGCCCAGCATCCGAGCTGGCCTGGCCCATAACTCCATTGACCACCGGGTAGAACGGCCCGATGTTGCCGGTGCGGTCCACCAAGCGCGCCCAGAAGAACAGGGTTGCGCCCGCCAGCAGCGACTGCATGCGGTAATCGGCCTGCGGATACGCCAGGTCTGTAAGCTTAGTTGCGGCTGCCAGATCATTCGTCGGCCCGTACCAGAACTCGGTGCGCTGGGTATCCTCGGCACCTGGCGGAAAGCCTACTTTCAAGCCAATACCGAACAGTTCGCTGGAAGTGGTCAGGAACGACACCGCCGGCGGCAAACCGACCTTACCGGCCAGTACAACCTCAGAACTGCTACCCCAGATTGACGTCACGTCCATGGCGTTAATCGAACTCACGCGGGCGACGTAGCGCCCGCTGTAAATTCCCTCGACCTCGGCACCAAGGTTCCCCGTACGTGGTAGGCGAATCCAGTTGCCACTGTCCTTGCGCCATTCCACGTTATACGCAATAGCCCCCGGCACAGAATCCCAGGTAATACGCATGCTGGTGACAGCAATACCTTGAGACACGACGCTGCGTGCCTCAATGCCAATGTTCTCCGGCGGAGACATGACCCCAGGCGGGATGATGCTTGTTGGCTGGGGGTCAATCCGGGCACCCGTGTCGATCGCCTGGTACTTCAGGGGTTCATGTTGAGTGGCAGCTATTTTGAACTGGTGCAGTCCTTGCGGCTCGATGGTCTGCACGCGAAAGCGCATCACGGCCAGGTCAGCACTTTCCACGGACCAACTGCATTCAGCCTCTGGGAGTTCCGAATAGTCCGCCATGACGGTGACCAAGCGGCCAGAGACGGACTTCACGATGCGCCCTTCGGTCTTGCCGCTGGGTAGGTTGAGGATTAGCCGATCCTCTTCGTGCACCTCGGCATCGATATCGAGCGTGATCACACGCCTGGTCGCGGCGCTGATACGCCCACCATTCGCGCGCCCCGAGAACAACTCATCAGCCACGCAGATAATCTGGCCGGGCTCGACGTTGCGGCCCTCCATGCCGGTGGTGAAGCTTACCGACCACTCCTCATACTGCTCAGACTTTAGCGCCCAGATACCGTGACGGATTGCTTCTCCCTCCACGGTACAGCCGAAACGCGAGATATCCAGCATCCGGTGCCCAAGGGCGCCGATTAACTCCTCATTGGTTACCGGAGCCGGCTGGGTCTTGAACTCGTTTTCCGGGTTATCCCATGCGACTTTTGCCCTGGTGTGCCGATCAGGATAGGCGGCACCAACCATCTCGAACTCGCCGATAATGTTGGAACGGGTGAAGACGTATCCATCCTCGTTACCCGGAATGTCCGCCACCATCGTGACCTGCGACCCATTCCAGCAGCTGCTGCCGCGGAACACGCTGGCCAGGTCCGAAAGGAGCGCGTAGCCCTCAACCGAATCCTGAATATAGACGTTGGTCGTCATGCGCGGCTGCATGCCGCCCTTCCCATCTGGAACCATCACGTCGCAATAGCGCCCGATCTCGTATAGCGTCCAGTGGTCCACCATATCGGCGGTGATGCGGCGGCCCAGGCCATAGCGACGATGCAACAGCAGGTCGCGCCAAACCCACACTGGGTTGTTGGTGTAGGCAAGCTTAAACGTGCCGTTCCAGTCACCTGTATAGGTTCGAGCCTCCGGGTTGTAGTTGGTCGGCACCTGTACAATCCGGCCGCGCATCAGGAAGCTGGCCTTCGGCGTGTCCTGGAACTGCTTCGCATCGAACTGCAGGCCGCCCAGCGCAAGGTTCGGATAGCGCAGCTTCTTGTCGATTACCTCCGTCAGCCCCTTGATACGCATCAGGTCTGCAAAGTTGGAGTCGTTGCGGTTAGGCGTGAGCCGACGCACGCGCACCAATGCGCTGGTAAAGCCTTCAGGGAGATCGATTCGATGGGTGCGCTCGTATTCAGTCGTCCCCTTGTCGTCCAGGGTGGCTGACAAAACCGTTTGATAGCTTCCACCATCTACGGAAAGATCAATGGCGTAGTCGATGCGGTAGCCGATCTGATCGCCATTCGTCTTGACCTGCCAAATTTGCGGCCAGGACAACCGGATGCGCACAGCCGACAACTGCTGATCAGTGATCGCGCGCGTCCAGGCGTTATCCGACTTCAGCTCAACCGGCAGCCCCTGGGACGCCTCGTTCTCAATGGCCGGAAAGCCCGGGATGTGTTCTTGGTCCACAGTGCCCGGGCGGAAATCCCAAACGGTACCGGGAAAGTTCTCGCTACCGTCAGGCGAGACCAGTGGCGTGCCGTTGAGTTTTACCGACCGTCTATCATCGACCAGGCCAACAATTGGCCCCTCACTCAAGGCATAGAGCAGTTTCACGGTCGCGACAGAAAGCGCGGTGTCGGGTGCTTTGTAGGGTGTGTATGGCTTCTGCTCGCCACCCTTGGCGCCCAAAACGCGGGCAGCAGTAGGCCGGCGCCGATGCTTTGCAGCAGGCGCTGTTGCGATTTTGGACATGGATTTTCCTTACTGCTGATCTTCCGAAAAGACGCCAGCCGAGATGAGGGCGCCGCCGATATCGCGCTCGCCATACAGAAGTGGTTTGCAGCGGCCCTGGGCCGTGGTGGTGACCGCGCCGCCGAACGCATAGGAAGGCCTGTTGCCGTCGCCCTCCTTGTCCAACACGCCAACCGGTGACGGAGACATGCTCATTGCGATGCCGCCGATCATCAGGCCAGCACCAGCCGCCACTAGGTAGTATTGCTGGGTGATCGCGCCAATCACCACAAGGGCAAGACCGGCAATGGTGGCGAACAGACCGCCTCCCTTGCTGCCGATCACAATTGGCGCGATGCGGATCGGCTCAACGGTGTCCTGGCGCATCTCAATCTCGGTATCGATCAGGTTTTTCTTCCCGCGGAACACTGCGTAGGTCAGGCCGCGCTCCTCCGAAAAGCGCAAGAACCGTCTGAAGCCGGGGATCTTCACGCAAAGGGCGTGGACCGCCTCAGCGCACGATGCGACCGCCAAGTGGTGTACCCGGCCAAATCGTGCGCCCAGTACTCCGTAAAGCATCACCAACACCACCAGGGGCTGGGGGCGAACCGTTGCTCTCATGGCCATCAGCCAACCTCCGACACTCGTTGGTGCCGAAGAATCAGCACGGTGTAATCAGCCCACATGCCGCCATACACATCGCGGGTGGATTTCTTGTTGTAGCGGTGATGCAGGAAGGTGCCCGGGGCCGGGTGTAGTTCCGGGGCGCTGGTCAGCAAACCGTCACCCAGATAGATTCCTGCGTGGTTCGGTGCAGCGGCGTTGATCTGCATGACGATCATGTCGCCCTTGCGCGGCATCGAAACCGGATAGAAACCGGCCTCTTCATAGTACTTCTCGTAGAGGCTCTCACCATCGTTCCACCAGCCGTCCCGGCGTGGGTAGTTCGGCAATTCAATCCCATGCTCGCGCTCGTAGTAATCGCGGCACAGGGCATAGCAGTCCAGCAGACCATGACCGAACTCGCGGCCAACCAGCGGGGCCTCGTAACCATCAGGCTTGAACTCGAAGTACTCGCCAGACGGCCAGCTCACAATACCCCACGGCTTTTCATGCAATTCGCAGCTGACACGATCGGTCATGCTCGGCATGGGCGGAACGTCGGGATGAGAGTGAATGATCATCGTCACCTCGCCACGGTCCTCAGCGTCACACTTATCCTCGGGGTTGATGATGAAGTGCTCGCTGGGAGTTTTGGCGTCGTTGCGACACGGGACGTACTTCAGGCGGCCAGCCTCGCGAATCACCACCCCACAACTCTCCTTGGGGAACTCCGCGGCCGCGTGGGCCTGGATCTGTTTCAACATCGTCTTGTTCATGGGGTCTATCCAATAAGCGCAGCGCCAGGGGCGCCGCCGAACGACAACGGGTTGCCCTTGCCAAAGCGGATTTCGCAGTCACTTGGCCGGCCACCACAGCGATCCAGTGCCGGGTCGTCGACTGGGTTGCCGTCGAGGTCGAACATCTTGATCCCGGTGTAGTTGCAGTCGTGCCCGCGGTATTCTCCCCACAGGCACCACTCGCACCGGTTCATGATTAGGCCGCCTGGAAGCCTCTGACCTTTAACGGCCGTCGGCGGCGCCAGCGAGAACACCACCTCCTCACGCAACAAGCTGGTGACCTGGTTGATATAGGAGATGTCGAGCCTCTCCATGGTGCTGGCCGTAGGGTTGCCATCGGGAAAGTTCGCTGCATCCAGGTATTTCGCATACGTCTGTCGAACCGTTAGCTTTACGCCGCTCATCCCTTGGAAGCGCCGACAGAGTGCGGTGATCGTGCCGTCGATGTTGCTGATCTTCAGCATGGGGGTGGAGTTGTTGCCCTCGACGCTTCTCCCAAACCCACCTGTTTCGTAAGGCCGGGGCATGTAAACGTCGCCCTTCCAGATGATCGGGGTGGACTGTTGGTGAGCGTGGTACCGCAAGATGCCCATGCCGCGCGCTTCGCCGTCCAGCTCGATCAACTGAATAATCGCGCCAGGCTCTAGCTTCTGGTCGTCCAACGTGATCATGGGTTGAATACCTGCTGGAAAGTGGTGCTAAGGGTGTACTTCTTGTTGCCGTGGGTTTGCAGTTGCCAGCCACCGGTGGTGATGAACGCCCCTTGCACCTCAAGCGGCGGGGTCCACAAAAAGTGATTTGCCCCCTTGTGCCGCTTGAAGAACTCCCGAATCGGCTTGATATAAGCCTCCCCGCCTGTGAAGGAAACGGTGTACGCGCCAGCGACATTGTTTATTCCGACCGATAAGCGCTGGCTGTAGCCGTTGCCGAACTTCGACTCAAGCACGTCAGGCTGGTCGTCACCGGAAGAGCCAACCCGGGGCGACCAGTTGAATACTTCTGCCATTAGCTGTTTCTCCGATTGTTTGGATCAAGCAGGCCGTTCTGCCCTTTTTCCTGCTGAATCACCTGCCTAGCGATCTTCGGCATTTCGGAGCGGGCGGTGGCCAGCAGCGCCAGCCCCATCTGCTCATAGCCTTCCGGAGCGTTGACGGCTCCGCCCGATCCATCGCCATTGATGTGCAGGTGAATCTCCGGCGCCGAGCCTGAACCGGTTCCGGAAGCGACAGTCGGAGCAGTGAACGCAGGCGAGATGCCTGGGCTGCCGACGAACCCGCCGCTTGCATAGCCTGGCTTGCCGCTACGGTTTAGGCCGATGAGGTAATCCTTCATGCCCGGCTGATCAACCACCTCCTTGCGGATGACCACCTCACCACCGTGAACTACACCTTTAGGCTCGAACTTGCCGCCAGGCCCGGTATAACCACCCTCAGAGAAACCGGCCAGCGCCATGCCGGCGACCATGCCCGCATTGGCGTAACCCGCAGCCAGCAGAGCCGCGCCCACCGGGATACCGCCAAGGATGGTCAGTTCCGCGGGCGCTTTCGCTGCAGCGATCTGGGCGTTCATGATGATCGACGCCACCGCGAATGCCTTTTGTGCGACAAATAACGCCTTGTACGCGCCGGACTGCTCGCCAGCGATCTTTCCAACCATATCGGCGGCCTGGCCCGACAGCTCGCTGAAAGTGCCGATCACCGCTACTTTATAGGCGCCCTGAATGTCAGAAAGCCGTGCCTGGTTCGTCTGGTTGATTTCTACCACACGGTCCAAATACTGCTGCTCGGCGGCGAGCTTCTGCTCGTTAGTGTTTTGCTGGTCGGCCAGGATCTGATCGCGCAGATCTGCCTGCATAGACAGTTGTTTGTCGTGCCACTTTTTCAGGGCGGCTTCAGCCTCGGCAATCTTGACCAACTCGCCGGACGGGCCGCCCACCGAGGAATCGATGCCGCCAAACTCTGGCGCATCGGTAACCGTGGCTTTCGAAATCGCATCAGCGCCAGCGCGATAGTCGTCTGACGAAAGCTTCCCGGCGCGATTGGCTGTTTCGAGGACCTGCATCCGCTCTTTTGTGGTTGCAAGCAGGGCCTGCTCTTTGGTTTGAAGGCCCGACATCAAGCCGTCATAGGCCTTTCTGGCATTGAGCGCGTCGAGTTCAATGGCCTTGCCCTCGAGCATCACCTTGTTCTTTGCTGATAACTTCGAAAGCTCGCCGGTGGTGAGCTCGTAGCGAAGGCGCCCTATCTCGGTAGTCTCACCGTATAGCGCTACCTGCTGAGTGAGGTTGGCGAGGGTCTGCTTGTAAGCGTTGTTGAGTTGTTCGGCTTGGCGGCGGATATCCTCCGCCGCTTTCTTCGCCTTCTGCTGGGCTTCCTCCGACGCCTTGGCCGCAGCCTCGGAACCTTTGATAGCGCCTGCAAGAATGCGCCAACCTTCCGCAGTAGCTGGGTCGACGCCCTCACGCTCAATACGGCGATTCACCTCACCGACTAGGTCTCCGCCATCCCGCACCGAATTCAGTCGCTCCACCAGCGTCTTGGAGTAACTGGTCCAGCCGTCAATCGTTTTCTGATCCGGGCCTTCTATCGTCTTCAGGCCCGCACCGGCCTGACCGGCCGCGTCGGCGACATCATTCAAGCGCGCGGTCAGTATATTGGCGACGTCGCCATAATCGCCGGAGGCCTTTATGGCCTCACCGTACGCTGCTGCCGAGGCGTTGATGGCGTTGGTCATTTCCTTGTTTGGACCGATCGCCGCGACCAACTGCTGACTGGCGGAATCAATATCCTGGCCGCCGGCAATGCGACGATTGAAGTCTGTCACCGCCCGATCGCGCTGGAACGGGTTGGCCGAGTAGGTATCGCCCCACTTGTCATTGCCTTGGGCAGCGGCGCGGATCTCGCGCAACGCCTTCTGTGCCGCCACTTGCGCATCGGCCTGCTGCTGGATAACGCCGCCGAGCTTGTATCGAGCCTGCTCTCTACCGAGTGCCGCAAACTCCTTGCGCAACTCCTCTACGGGCCGCTTGAGATCGACGGTAGCCTGGCGGGCTTTATCGCTGTTATCACTGAACAGAAGGTAGCTGGCAGCCACGGCACCGACGGTCAGTGCAAGTCCGGCAGGCCCACCCATAACGCCAAGGAGAGCCGCCCCAGCACGCCCAGCCAGCGACGTCGCTGCTGATTGGGCAGACTGAGCTGCAGTTTGTGCAGCGGCGGCCTGCGCATCTGCAAGCCTGGCGATCCGCAAGCGGCTGAGAGCGGCTGCATGCCCATCAGTAAACCTTGTCGCCGCAACTTGCGCATTTGCAGCCACCGTCTCGGCTGCTGCCCGTCTGACTGCCATATTGGCGGCATCAAGCTGAGCCCTAGAGCGCCCTATTTCAGCTGAGTTTGCTTCCCGAATAGCAGTAACCTGAGCCCATAGACTCTTGATCAAATCCCCCGCTTTCAGGCTGCCATACGCAGCACCAACAGTAAGCGCCGACGCCGCAAGTACGTCCATGTTTTCGGCAACAAAGGTAACGGCACGGGCAAGAATTTTGGTACTGCCGGTCGCACCGTCCACCCCGCCCACCCAAGCCTGGAATGAGTTGCTGACGGTTGTAGTGGCTCGACTAACCGAGCCAGGTAGATCCTTGAACTCCCCCTGAAGCGTACCAAGCTGGCTAATCAGTGCCGGCACCACTTTGTCAATGGTAAGTAGGCCTTGGTCTGCCATTGCCTTGAGGTCTTTACGGGCAACGCCCATGCCGGTGGCAAGCGCCCGGATTACGCGATCACCGTTTTCGTTAACTGAGTTGAACTCCTCGCCGCGCAATACACCCTGACCCAAAGCTTGGGAGAACTGCGTGATAACAGAGGAGGCTTCTGCTGCACCAGCGCCGGAAAGCTGAAGCCCAAGGGCCAACGCTTCGGTGACACCCAAAGCCTCGCTCGATGAGTAGCCAAACTCGCGCATCGATGCGGACGAACGACTGAATAGACCCGCGTTGTCGGCAAAGGCAGTACCGGTGCGCTGACTGATCTCAAATAGCGCCTTTTGGTTTACAGAAAAATCCTCAGTGCTCGTGGAGGCCTGCTTCAGTCGAGCATTTACCTGATTCCAGCTGTCAGCCTGGTGAATGACATTCCCCACAGCGAGAGCGCCGGCCATGGCCTTTGCGTAGCCTCCCACTGAAGATGTAAGCGCCTGCATCGCAGAGCCCTGGGCTCGAACTGCTGCCTCCTGGGATCTCCACGAACTAGTCGCATCACGGTTTCCAGAAGTGATGGTTCGCAGATAGCTCTGACCCATGCGGCCAGCCCTTGCCATCTCACGCTGATATGCGCTCGTTTCGGCTGAGACGCTGACGATCAGGGAGCGAAGGGTTTGCCCTGCCATGCTTTTCTCCAGACATTAAAAAACCCGCTTTGGCGGGTTATTTGGTTCTCTCACTACTGAGAATTTCAGAATTCTGATCGATGTAGAAACGCCATCGATTCAGGCAGTCGGCAAAAACAACTATTTTATTAGGCGGGCTGCTCATCTGCTCAGAGAGCCCCACGTATTCAACTTTGTCGCATTTCATCTGTTTGGCTGACTTTATCAGCGCCGCTCGCTCAGTGACTTTTATTCGCTCAACGCCATCATCGCCCCACTGCTGATAAGTCTTCGGATAATGCTCTTTGGAGTAAACCGAAAGAGCGGACTCATCGATCACAACTTCTGAGTCCGGCCTTTCCGAATTTCCACAGCCTGCGATAACGACAGCAACTAAAACCGCGCACTTCCTCATGACCATCTTCCTTGCAAAAGAGAGAATCTAGCATGAGGATGGGACCTCGGACGGCGGGTAACCTACGTCACTCGGATGACTTGACCATCAAGAACGCCTTGAAGAGCTGTTCTCCCTCCTCAGCCTCCGCCGCCTCATCAACCACCGCAGCCGCCTCATCCTTCCACTTAGGCATCAGGTCCACAGCAGAAACTTTCGCACCCTGGGCCTGGAACACCGAAGCAGCAATGATCGAGGCCTGAATATCGCCGCGGGTGTCGCTTAGCGGGGACTCCTGGTTATAGGCCATCCAGAGAAACAACTCCTCCGCGCTCATCCTTGAGCGCAGGTCCTGAAGGGTCATACCGAGCCGGAGGGCAAGAGTCAGCATAAACGCCAACTCCGGCTCCTCCGTCAGTCGTTTCCCGCGGCATCCACCGGGTCTTGCGCGCCAGCGCCGGCCGCTACGCCACTCAGCTCGAAAACCTTGCCGACGAGCCGGTCATGCACTGGGCTGAAAGCATCAGCTACAGAAGGCACGTCCTCGTCTTGGAACACTCGAACATTGTTCTCATCGAGCAAGGCCCGCACCAGGACGAACGCATACAGTGGCGAGGAATGAATCTCCACCCGCGGCTCCAGCGGCGCCTCATCGACACCTTCAGTTGCTGGAGGCTGGGCCGGAAGCCCAGCATCCTGACGGGCTTCAGCAACCGCCAAAGCAGCGCGGCGGCGATACTCAACCCAGTCGCCAGCGCTCAACGCCCTGACCACCACCTGGGCGCCCTCCCACTCGTCGATGGTGAGGCGCTCATGCTTGAAGTTGCGCATCAGGTCCAGCGCCATGGAGCGCAGATCAGCCGCGGCCCCGTTTTTTGCCCGGGCCATTACGGAACCACCGGCAGGTCGAAGGAAACGGCGCCAGTGATACGCACGTTGAACGTACCGTTGACGGTGCCGTTTGGCGCGGCGTCCCAAGTGAACTGGGTCACCAAACCGAGGAAGCTCGAAGACGAGCCGTCCTTGAACAGCGACTTGAAGGCGCGCGGCTCACCATCATCACGAGCAGTACGCAGCACGGTCTGGGCTTCGTCGTCGGCCTTCCAGTTGCCGGACATGCTGAAGGTGCCGTTGTCGGCCAGGCCTACGGTGAACTCTTTCGCATCACTGGCAAGCACCGTTACTTCGATCTCATCCGACTGCCCACCCTGGAACTGCGGTTGTTTGATCGTTACGGACAGATCGGCCCATTCAATGCCGACCGCCTTGGGGTCGAGCGTGGTGGCTTTGGAAACGCTGAGAGCCGTGCCCTGCGTCTTGACGAACTTCGCTTTCGTTGGAGTTTGAACGGCCATGTGGCCTCCTATGGTTGCAGGGTGTATTCCCAGCTCACGCTGAAAAGTTTGGTGTCGTTCTCGAACACATCCGCCAGACGGCCTGCGCTGCCGGTGGTGAATTCGGCGCCATCCGTGGTCATCGCGGTAAAGGCCAGGCCAGCAAGCGTGAGCGCCTCGAGGAAGCTCTCCCCCCAGGCGTCGAGCTGAATAGTGAGGTCGCTGGAGCCATCCCAGCCGGCGAGCGTGAAACCGGTGGTGGTGCCTACCGTTTGAATCACCAGGCGGGGCTGGGCGGCGTCCACCGGCGCAACGCCAAAGTACACTCGCCCGTCGACCAGAGGCGAAAGCCTGTCGATGAGTGATTTCTCGATCATTGGGTTTACCGGGTGATGGCGTTGTCGATGCCTTCGGCCAGCTTGTCGGCAACAGCCTTTTCGATCTGAGGCAGGCTGCCGTCCCAAGATGGTCGAATGAATGGATGGGCCTGCATCTTCGATGTGCCCAGCTCCAGGAACTTCCAATAGAACGGTGATTCGTAATCCGTTTTCGAGGTGCGCCCTTTTTTGCCGGGACGCTTGAGCGCCTTGGATTGTTTGCCCGTTGGATTTTTTACGCGAATACCGGCAGTAGCGCCGCCAGGCGTGTCGGCCTGTTTCACACTGACAGCAATAATGTTCTTCTTCAGTTTGCCCGTGCGAACTGGTGCAGTGCTTCGGGCCTTGTCCCTGGCCACCCTGGCACCAGCCATAACTGCATCCCTGGCAATCTTGTTGCCCACGGACTTGGCAAGGCGTTCGAAATCGGCCTGCAGCTCACCAAGCCCCAAAACTGTCAGCGATCCGTTGCTCATTTTGGCCTCACCGTTTTACACATGAGTTTCAGCATGTCCCGCTGGTTGGTGGGCAGCGGAGCGATGATTTCGTAGGTGATGCCTTCGTGCACCAGGTGCTGACCCGCTACCACGTCCTTGCGGTACCGGATGTTGATCTCGGCAGTGACAGTGACCTGCATCTGTGACGCGACCTCGTACATGCGTCCGGAAGGAATGTTGATCTCCGCCCAGAGCTTGCCCAGGTCACCCCAAACCTTCGAGGGCTGGCCGAGGGCATCCCTGCCGTCGATGTAGCCACGGCGCATGCAGCGGTGACGCATTGGGCCGGCTCTCATCAGTAACGCTTCCTGTACATGAGCAACCGCTCAACAGCCAGCGGTACGGTGGTTGATATGGTGCCCATCGCCACGCCTTCGCGGTTTGCGAACCAATGGCCAACCAGCAGCAGAATGGCCTGTTCTACGTCCGGGGTAATTCCCATCTGATCAGGCCCGACTGGCGCTGCTTCGACCAATTCCCGATCGCAATGCATAGCCACATGGGACTTGGCGGCCTCAATGTATCCACCGATGAGAGAGTCTTCCTCATCGTCATCCACCCTGAGGTGCAGCTTCACGCGCGCCAGGTCGATCATTTACTTGTTCTCGTTTGGCTTGGCCTGCTTGTTGGATTTGGGAGCAGTACCGTCTTCGAGGGCAGCCAAGCCCTTTCCGATCAGTTGGTGCCCGTACTCTTCGTCCTCCAACTCAAGAACCTGGCCGGCGGAAACGCGGCCGTTTTGGACCTTCACCTTTTCGGGGTCGCCTTCGAACCCCCACAGAACTTTGATTTTCATGGTTTCACCTGATTATTGGTTGGGGCCTTCCGGCCCCTGGATTGCGGGTGAGTTACGCGACGTGCTTGAAGCGACCTTTGACAAAGGCGTACTTCTTGCGCACGGCGAGACCGAGACGCTCCTCTACCAGGATGGCGCGCTGGTTCTTGATGAAGTCGTCGTTGATCATGCCGACCTTGATGGTGAAGCCCATGCGATCGTAGATCCGCGCGCCCTGCTGGAACGAGCCAGTCAGGAACTCGCCGCCGGTCGTTTCGCCGTCACCCTCATCCATGCTGTCCGAGGCAACGATTGGGCGGCCCCACAGAACCGGGGTAACAAGGCCTTGTAGGTTGGCAAACAGGTAGCGGTTCTCGCCGTCCTTCTGCAGCTCGATGTTCATCCAGTCCAGATCGGACATGACCACGGCATCGGCCGGCAGCTTCGACTGCTTGCGCGCCTGGTAGATTGCACGGCGCACGGTGTCGATGGCGGTGTCAGTGGCCTTGCTCAGCGCAGGGTCGAAAACGGTCGCCTGGGTCATGATGCCGTTCAGGTTATTACCGGTGCCGTCCCCTTTCAGCAGTTGGCCCTCACGCTTCAGCTCCAGGTCGAAGCGCAGCAATTCCTGAATGTAGCTGTAGAGCTGCGGAACGTCGTCGAGCGCTTCGTCGGTCACCGGCATCCATACAGCGATCTTCTTGATGGTGTCGGTGACCTGTTCGAAGGTCACGTTGCTGGTTGGCTTGGCGCCACCTTCCGGCACCATGCCGGCGCCCAGCGTATGCAGCAGTTCGCGGTAGTAGGTGAAGGCCTGACCAGTCACTGGCGTGGTCGGGATCAGGTCACGAATCAGTAAGTTCTGGCGCGGAGCGCCTTGGATCACCGGATCGTACTGCGGCGCAACAAGGCCAGCACTGGTGACCTTGACCTCGGCCATGCTGGCCATATCAGACTTGGTGATTTCGATTTCGGCGGAGCTCTGAGTCTTCTTGGTCAGGGCCTGGTAGTTGTCGTTGCCCTTAACAAAGTCGATGAAGCTTTTCTTTTCCGGGTTCTGGTTGCGCAGCTTGATGCCCTTTTCTTCGAGCTTCTGCACCTGCTCGATGACACGCTCGATCTCACCTTTTTGGTTTTCGATCTGAGACTTCATCTCGGCGGTGACGGTGTTGCCTTTCTGCAGCTCATCGGCAACAGCGTCGTACTTCTTCTGCAAGCCGCCGAAACCTTCTTTCAGCTGGTTTTCGAGCGAGCTTTTTACTTCTTGGATTGGATCGGTCATGGCGACACCTTAAAAAATTGGTCAAATGTGTGTGAGAGTTTTTTCAGCTCTTCCACGGTCGCCGTGGCCTCAGTCTCACCATCGCGGTGAACTGCGGAGTAGCCGAGCGAGGCGACCGCTGCCGCCTCCTTTTGGGAGAGCCCCATGCGGTCGCGCAGGGCCTTCTCAAAAATTCTGATATCCGACTTCACGTCGGTTACTTGTGCAGCCGGATTCATTCCGAACGGCACCAGGGATGCCTCCCAGAGCTCCGCCTGTTTGATGATTCGCACGCTTCGACCTTCGCGTTCTTCGTAGGCCGCCAAGATCGTGTTAAAGCCAATAGACATGCTGTCGAGCGTGCCTTCCTTCATCAGCTCATAGGCGTCACGGGCGTAACTCACCGCTAAGTTGACCTTGCCCTTGATGTAAAGGCCGTGGTCGTCCTGGGTGAATTCGGCAGAGCCAACAAGCCGCGTCAAGTCATGGAACAGGGCCAGCTTCAAACGGCCCGCTCGCGTGGTCTTCACTTTGGTGAATGCACCGGGAAGGATCACGTCATCGCCCAGGTCGATGTTGTTGAACACCGCGGCGTAGCCCTCGAAGTTGCCGAGCTCATCGCTGGCCTTCACCTCAAAGGGAACCTCAATCTTGCTTAGCATTGGTCTGCATCTCCCACCGGGTGACCCGGTCGTATTCTTCGCCAGCCAGGCGGGGCTCGTTTTCTTTCTCGCGGACGGCGTTGATACTTAACCAGCCAGAGCCACCAGAACCACCAAGCGCAGCCTTGTAATAGGCCGCCCGGCCCGCGCTATCCGCACGCAGCAACCCCTCCACAATGAACTCCACAAACTGGGGCTTATCGCGGAAGAGCTTGTCGTTGATTTCATCCTCGATCGCGTCGAGGTAGGGCTTGAGCCCGAATGTCACGTAACCGCTGGTTTGCTGCTCCAGGTTCGAACCCATGATTGAGGTCTTGCCTGCGCGGTTGGCCAGGTACAGTGGTACGCCGTAGCAACCGGCAATGGCCTCTTCCTGGAACTGCTGTGACTCAATGAACTGGCTGTCCTTCTGGCTCAGGCCGGCGGGTACGATCTTAGGCCCTCCCTGCAAAATCCCCATTGACCCGATGTCATTGACGTCGCCCTTCCGGACGTCGGGGAATTTCGCCATGATTTGTTCCTGCTGAACCTTTGTCAGGAACTGGTCATAGATGACATAGCCACCAGTAAAGCCGCCCTTGCGCATGAACATCGCCGACCAGTTCTGCGCGGTCTTGGCGAGGCCCATAGACTCAGCCTGGTACTCAACCGGTGACAGTCCGTTGATGCCGTCCATGCTGAACAGCTTGAAGTGCAGCATGTTTTCCGGCGATACCGGGAATCGCTTGCCTCCAATTGTGACCCAGTAGATCAAGTCATCAGAGGTGTCGACTTCGACGTTGTCAGCGCTAACAGGGATGAAACCGATCCAATCACCGTTATCAGCACGCTCAATGATGCTGTACGCATTCCCTCGTAGCGCCATGTTCACCACGGCACACTTAAGGAAGTTGAGTTTGGTCATGTAAGGGTTGGGCTTTCTCAAAACCCTGGCCTGACGCGATTTGGTATCGGCCAACACCCTGCCAGACGGCGTGTCTTCAAATATCTTCAGCGGCAGGCCGGCGGCGGACTCGCTCAGGATCTTCACGCAAGCCCAAACAATAGGAATCGTGATCGCCGCCTTCGCAGTGATTTTCACGCCAGACTTCGTCCGCTTCCCGCCGGCGACCATGTCGACCTCAACATAGTCGCCAGTCGCCGGATCGGTGTAGCCGAACATGCGCCATGACAGCGGGTTGTACCAACGAGATGCCATATTCAGCCTATGAGTTCGAGCCGATAAGTCCGAAGAACCCATCAGCCAGGTAATTGTCGAGGCCGCTCTGGGCCTGGGGGTTGAGCGAGAGCAGCGAGATAGCGTTAAAGGCCGCCATCAAGGGGTCAATCTTCGCCAGGCCCGACGCCTGCTTGGTAATCAAAATTGCGTTACCGGCTGGTACCACCCGCGCATTGCCACAGCACCAGGCCATCATTGGCTGGCCGCCATGAACCAGGCCGCCTTCAGCAAGCTTTCGCTCTGTGGTCTTGATAGCGCCGTTCAGCTTCCAGCCTTGGCTGATACCGATGATCTTCTCTTCGGGAATTCCAGCCTCGGCCAGAGCGTCAAGAATGGCGCCAATGCCCGATGGGTCGACCCCGACTTTGTCGAGAAGGCCGGCGGCTTCTACCCTGGCCACCAACTCGGCGACGTCCTGCACGTCGTCACCGATGGTTTCGACCAGGGTCAGGTCACCATTGCCAGCGAAGTCACGGAACCGAGGTGCCTCACTTTTTCGGCGCTCCAAAACTGACGGGTGCGCCCAGGCATGAGTCCACAGCAGCCACTGCCGCGTGACCTTGTCACGGCCCGCAGCGGCGAAACCCAGAAGGTCATCCAGGCCGCCGCCGTCCACGCCGATATCGACAACCTCGCTACGGTCAATCAACTGTTCGAAGGTCAAACCCTCAGGCGCTGCCTGAGCTTCCCAGAACTCAGCGCCGGCCCATCGATCCGATTTCAGCGATAGACCGATTTCTACGTTAAGGTGCTTGGCCAGGAACCCCCGGAACGACTCTTCGCCATCGAGCTGCGCCTGGGCATATCCGCGCTCAAGGAATGGCTCATCCACCGACAGACCCAAATTAGGGTTGGTGACGTAAGCGTGGGCAAAGTCGCGGTGCGCACCGGCATCCAGCATTGATTTGGGGAACTCGTACAACACCGGCAGGAACGAGCGATCCTGAATATCGCCATCCCTAACCTTCCTTGCATACAGCAGCTTTTGCCGAAAAATTCCCGCCGGAGGATCGTCTGATTGTGTGGTGGCATAAATCACGAAGCCTTCGGGTCGTGATGCCAGGCCGCCGGTTGCCTCGCGCAACATCGCCTCGGCGCCGTTGCGCTTGCCGAACACCCAAAGCTCATCGATGAAAATCCCGATGGCCTTCTTGCCCGACACCGTGTCGTTGTCAGCTGCCACCACCTTGAGGGTGGCGCCAGTCTGCCGATGCGTGACGGTGCGTGTGTGATTCTGTACCTGGATCAGTGCCGACAATTCAGGGTCGGCGTTGATCATGTCTCGAATTGGCAGATAGGAGTTGTCGGCGATTTCCTTGGTCGGGGCAAGGATGATGAACTCGCCAGATATCCGCCAATTCAGGATCAGGGCGGTGAGCATGATCCCTGCAGCGATAGTGGATTTGCCGTTCTTTTTGCTGATCAGCAGCATGAATTCGCTGATCAGTCGGCGACCTTCGACAGGGTCGTAAGCCCCGAAGATCGCAGCCACGAAATCATTTACCCATGCGCGCACGGTCTCACACATCAGCGGGCTGCCGGCGGCGTCGACCATCCGCAGCGACCCGAACACCTCCAGTGCCTCAGCGGCTTGGTCTGGAAACAGTGGTCCTTGGGGAATCAGAGACTCTCGTACAACGATCCGGCGCTCCCAGTCTATACAGGCGGTGGTCCACTCCATCACTTACCACCTTGTACGGCTGTCAGCTTTGGCGGCTGGCGAACACCGAACCGACCTTTCGATGCCATCTCAGCGGCTTCCTTTGCCGAATCCTTCTTGCCGGACTCGCCTTTGCGCGAGTGCAGAAAGGGCATCAGAGCCTTAGCCGCATCCACTCGCAGTTTTGGCTCACTGCCAAAGTCGTTCATGACCGCCAGAAGGAAGTCCTTCGGATCGGAATGGCGAAGCGCATTGGACAAATCAAAGCCCGCTTCTTCCGGTTCGCCTGGGGCGGAATCGGGTTCAGCAGGCACCTGTTCCTTCGTCGCTGGGGCTTTAACAATTTTGTTAATGCCGGCCTGGGCCAAGGCCGCCATTACGTTGGGGTGCTTGGCGAGTCGCGACCCTGCGACCGAAGCGCTGGAAGCCGCATAGCCCGCGGCGATCGCTGCGTCTTTATTTGAGGCGCCACCCTGCACGGCGGCTACGAATGCGCGCTGTTTGGGTGTTAATGCCATTAACAAAAAACCTCAAAAGGGGAAAAAATCTGCGCGTGAGAGGGGGAGTGGTCTAGAGCAAAGTCGATCCCTATATTTTGACCGCCCCCGGGTCTCCACTCGGGGAGTTGGCGCGCCGCAACGTGCGTGTGACATGCTGCAGATCAATTCAGACGACCTGAGCTTCCTCACGCTGCTTCCTCGATGAGTGACAGGTACCGCAAAGGCTCATCCAATTGGTCCGATCCCAGAACAGCGTCATGTCGCCTCGATGAGGGATGACGTGGTCGACCGTGTTGGCAGCTGTCACCTTTCCCTCGCGATCGCAGTACACACAGAGCGGGTTGTCATTGAGGTGGACCAGTCGAGCCTTCTGCCACTCGTAGTTATAGCCACGCTGGCTTGAGGTGGTCTTGCCTGTTCGCCATGAACCAGGCGCGGCAGTTGCCAACCTGCTGCCTTGGGTGGCGACTCTGTTGCCCAAGGTCTGGAGGCGAGCCATTACTGCACTGTCCGACTCAGAGCCTCGTCTGCCTTGTCAGCAGCTTGGGCCGCAGTCGTTGCAGCCTTGGATGCCTTATCAGCAGCGGTGCCAGTCTTGCGGGTAAGCTCTTCAAGACGCTTGTCCCGCTCTTCCATGGCTGTGTCGTAGGCTTTGCGAATGTCCGTGATCTGGTTGCTCTGCTTATCGGCGAGCGCCCAGTAAGCAGCCTGATAGCCAAGGACAGCACCACCAACAACCAGCAGCACAGCAATGGCCCAGACCTCAGCGCGCCTCCACCACCGGCGTGCAATGAACTCAAGTGCGCATCTGTCCATCAGGCAATACCTCCAAGCTTGGTGCGCAGGCGGTGGATCTCTTCGCTCTGCAGCGTGACGCGCTCGGTGAGTTGTCCGACCTGGCTGGTGAGGGCTTCGATCTTCCCTTCCATTCTGCCAACGGCCGCGGCGAGATCGTTCCGCTCTTTCGCGAACTGATCGGCGCGGGCCTCAGCTTCTTTGCGGGCCGCACGCTCTTGGTTCAACAGCTCATTGAGCCGGCGCAGCGTGCCGATATCGGCGTTATCCATGGCCCGATCGGTCGCGTCTTTAGACAGGAACTTACGAAGCCAGAGCAGCCCGCCCAGCACGACAGTGGCACTACCGCCCAGCCAGGTAGCTGTGCCCGGACCGAGGTCAGTAGGATCCATCCGATACTCCAGAAACGAAAAAGCCCCGCACAGTGGCGGGGCTCAGAATTTTGGGTCGTCTCTCATAACGCGCAAGATCGACATGATGGGGTTAATTTACGGCCAGTCGGCCAATGGGTCAAGCGGCATCTACAAAGATTTGCTCACTGTCGAATATTTCAGTCGCGTGGATGACAGCCTGCTCTTCGAGCTTCTCCAACCGCTTGTGGATTCCGCCGCGCCAGTTGCGGCGCGTCCGCTCCGGGGAACCAGCCAGATCCCATGTGTTCATGTCGTAGAACTCAGCAGGCAGCACGATCATGTCGGTGGAGCGCTTGCCGGCCTGAACACCCTTCAACTTGGGTATGGCCCAGGCCGTCAGTGCCTTATAGATGAACAGCTGCGGCGCCGGTGAAACCATGCGAGCGACCAGCCTGCCGATAGCACCGACCTTGTTAGCCTTGTGCGTGGAGTACTTGGCCACCAGCACATCCCACTGTGCCGGGTCGAGCTGACGGTGCAGCAACGCATAGAGGCAGCAGTCGTAATCGAACTTGTCCCGGACCGACAGCGTGCTACCCGTGCCGCCCTTGCGCAGATCGGCGTCGATCAACTTCTGCCATGACTGCTTGGTGCTGTTGTCGATGTTGTCAGCTGCCAGCACCCGCACCAGGGTGCCCATCACGTCGTTGTACATGGCCATGGCTCAATCCCCTGTGTAGTTGGTGCCGCCGGCACCGCGGCGGTTGTTCTGTTCGTACTGCGCGGAAGGCCCGGACGGGCCCAACTTGCGAAATTGCGCAAGCTGATGATCGGCGGCCTGTAGGCGAATGCTCAGCTGCGTCACCAGCACTTCCAGCGGCAGCGCCTCGCCGGTGTCGGCGGTGACCCAGCCCGAGGCGTTGCACTGCACGCAGGGCATTTCATGGAAGACACCCTTGATCACCGCCCTGCCACGGCATGCCGGGCATTTGGCCAGGTCCAGCTGGGCGGCGCGGAACGCAGGGCCGTGAACTTTCTTCATTGAGCCTCCAGAAGCTGCTCATGCAGGCGATAGACGTTTGGGCCGTCGCCAAAAGGCCAATGCCGTACTGAAAGCTCTTTGCCCGTCTGCATAGTCAGAACAAGATGCTTATCACCATTCCAGTCCGCATATCGCATTGATGCCACTTCGGCTGGATTCACAGCGAGGCCGGATGCCTTATCAAGCAAAATCATCATTTTTAAACCTCGCCTTTTATGGTTTCTGGATTTGGCTAGAGGCCGCGCCATTCATGGCCTCGGCGTCATTGTGCGAATTTCCGTTTCTAGTCATGGTCGAGCGGTGAATGAGGTTGAAACCCTTCCCGTCTAACCAGTCGTGCCACTTCACCAACGCCTCGCGCTTGAGCAGTTCGGCCGACGTGTGAATGTAGGTCTGCACGTTGCGGGTCAGCGTGTGGTTCACCAGCATCTCGCCGATGAGGAAGTCGACGCCCAGGTCTGTCCACCCGGTTCGGGCCACCTTGCGCAGGTCGTGGCTCGTCCACTCGCCCTTGCCCAGCCTGGTGAATACTGCGCAGGCCTGGCTGTCACTGATCGGCCCACGGCCTCGCGCCGGGAACACGTAGGTGCCCTTGTAGCCTTTGGCTGACTGCCAGTCCCGATACCGCTCCAGCAGCGCGCATACCTGGTGAGTCAGCGGTAAGTGATGCTCGCAGCGGGTCTTGGTGTTCTCGGTGGGAATAAACCACTCGCCCTGCTCGCCCAGGGTGAAGTGGGACCACTGCGCTTGCCTGGTCTCGCCAGCGCGGGTGCCGTGGCAAAGCATCATCAGGGCCAGCATGCAGTCCTGCGGGTGATGGTCGAAGCAGGCAGCCAGTTCGCCGATCACTTCCTCGAGCTGTACGGCGCGCAGACGAGACGGCTTCGGCTGAATGCGGGCCTTGGTGAAGTCGGTGAACTTGAACCCTGCGATGGGGTTGGTGGTGATCAGGCGCAGCTTCTCGGCCTGGCGGAACGCGACCACAAGCACACCCCACATCAGACGAACATAGGACAGGGACATTTCAGCCTGCATCGGCCACATCACCAACTTGTCGAGGGTGGAACGGTCGACGTCTTCCACCGCGATATCGGCGAGCCTCGGCTTCAGGTGGCAGGAGATGATCGAGGTGTTGGTAGAGCGGCGCTTGGAAGACAGGCTCCGATCAATGGCCTGACGCGCGGTGAACCAGTCCAGCAGGTCGCCAACGGTCTGCAGCGTGCCGGCGGCGGCTGACGCTTTTGGGTCGGCAGCTAGGCGCTCGCGAATCTTGGGCAATGCACCAATCAACCCCTTCACTGGCAGCTGAGGAAACGCAGCGATTTTCTCCCACTTGTTACCCGACACCAGGTACCAAGTCCCGCGTTCACGGTTTTGGTGGAAACGGAAATAGACGCCCGGGTAGCGGGCGTCACGCAGATCGCGGATCTGGGCATTAGCGGCCTGCCGGCGAATCTCCGCATCGGTGAACGACGTGAGCATTGTCTGGGTCATGCGGCAGCCCTGGTTTGAGGTTGAAGAAGGTAGGCCCTGATCGCCTCAATAGCGTCGACGTGCCCGCGGCAAACGATGGCCAGGTAACCCTGATCGGTCAGCGCCTGCAGGTATGCGTCCTGGGCCGGGGAGACGGCGGCGTCATACGGCGCCCGGGCCTTGAATTCGATGTACAGGCCGAAGTAACCGCCGCGGGCCATGGGCAGCACAAGATCGGGGACGCCGGCCTTAACGCCCTGCTCTTTCAGCTTGATGGCCACCAGTTTGTGCCGGTGCCCACCATTCGGTACGTGGTAGATCAGCTTTGCGGCGACTGGGTAGCGCAGGCTGATTTCCTTGATCAGCGCAGCCTGCTCTAGGCCCTCCCGGTCGACAGACTTCGCGCGAGCCGGCCTCGGACTGAATGGCTTAGCGGTGAACGGCTTCAAAGCTTCACCTTCCCTTCACGAATAAGGATGTCTTGGGTCCGCATGACGCCCTCGGCCAAATACAAACGAACCTCGTCGCGGGACAATTGCACCGGCGCCCGCAGCCGGCCGTCGGCGATGTCGTGGCAATAGCCGCAAGCCCAAGCCGCTTGGAAGTCGTTCGGCTTCATGCCAACGCCGCATGTGCCGGCCAAGCGGTAGTGCGCCAGGACTGTGGTGGACGGCTCGCAAGAACAGCCAGGGAAGCGCACCTGGCAATCGCGGTCACGCGCGGCTTTGGTGAGCTTGCTCATCGCGCCTCCCGATACCGAATCTGGCCATCAACTCTTGGCGAGCCGCCTTGCCGTCAGTTGTGATCCCCATTCTTGCTACCTGAGCAGAGGCGACCCGCTCGGTGAGCTCGGAGGCACGTTCCGCGGCTGACTTGTTGCCGTCGTAACCGATGCCGACAGCGATTTCCTCAAGAGGCAGACCCTGTACCAGACGGCGGATGGTGATGTCGTACGCCCGGTCAAAGACCTTGCTGGCCTTTTCTGGAATCAGGTCGCCAAGGTTGTGCATCTCGCACTGGAGCGCAGCATGTCGCACTGCAACGTGGGACCAAGTGCGCGCGCCGAAACGGCTTGGGTGTGAGTTTTCGAGCGCCTCACGGAACGCCTTATCGTGGGAGGGAATGCCCAACATCTCGGGCGTCGGCTGGCACCACTTGATGAACTTGCCGACGCTTGGCGCGAAGTCGCCGCCGATCTGGCGGCAGTTCTGCAGGCCGTAACGGATCTGCTCAAGGGTCGTGATCCCCGCAACGATGAACGCCTTGATCCAGCTGCGCTTGGCAGCATTCAGCGAATCGGCATCAGGCCATGCCTGTTTCCAGGCAGGGAATATCGCCTGCAGTTCCTTGAACAGCGCGTTCACGACGTCGGCGGTGCCTGGAGGCAACTGCTTCGGCTGAACCAGCGCTACCGGTGGTAGGTTGCCCATCGTGCTGAGCAGTTGTTCGGTGCTGCGTGGCTTCTTGTTTTCCATCACAGGTCTCCCAGATCATTTGCCCAGCTGGTGTCATCGAAGTCAGGCGCCTTGCCCTGCCCCAACGCTTTGACGCGTTCGCGCTTGACCCACTGAACCAGTCGGTAGCACCAGCCTGCCGAGGTATCGATGGTTGCTGGCTTGGCAACGAAGAAGCCCATGAAAGCTCTGATCGCCTGCTCAGGAACGGCATCGGCAGGAAGCCCGGCGATTGCGATTTGATCGGACAGCGCCTTCTCGTTCGGAGCCCAGGTGGCGAACATGGCGAAACGTTGGCGATCATCCTGCGGTTCAACAGCGGCGCGGTTCTGTTCGTCGAGAGCGGATTGGATCTCGCGCTGCTGCAGCTGCTCTTCGGTTCCTTGATGGTTAAGTGATGGATTGGGTGCAGCCGCTGCACCCCGTTCTGTTCCAGACTGCACCCCGTTCTGTTGTGGGTTGCACCCCGTTGCGTCATCTGCACCCCGTTTTGTACGGGGTGCAGGATTTGCACCCCGCATTATTTGAAGGTCATAAACGACTGGGCGGCGGTCGTGTCGATCAATGTGAACCGCGGCGATGGCCTGATTGCCTTTCTGAATCAGTCCGGACTGTTCCAAGTCGTCAAGCTTGTAACGCACGGTTCGCTCGGAAAGGCCTGTGTCCTGGGCCAGGGTGGAAGCAGAAGGGAAGGCTCCTGTGCCGTTCGAGCCGGCGTAGTTGGCCAGGCACAGCAGTACGTGACGCGCGCTTGAGTCTTTCAGTGTTTCAGTGGGCAAAGAGAGCGCCCAGGACATTGCTTGAACGCTCACAGCGAGTTTCCTTGGAGTTGTTCGGCGAGAGTGGTGATGCCTTTCCGGGTGACCATTACCTGCTCCACGACCTTGATGTCTTCCTCAGTGCCCTTCCCCACCTTCACGAGCTTGTGCTCGAGCAGGCCGGCGGTGAGGCGAGGTTGGTAAGCAGACCAGGCAGAGAACGCGGCGCGGCGGTAGATCCAGCGGTTGTCACTGAGCCATTTGAAGAGCTTCAGCGGGCCGACACCAAGCTGCTTTGCCGCCGAGGTGATGCAAATTGAGCCGTCAGTGGCGGATAGGCGTTCCAAGGCTTGAACCTTGGGCGCCTGCTGCTGGATGACTTGGTGCAGCGAGGCGTTATGCTTGGCTTGATCGGCGGCAAGCTGGAGGGCTTCGGCGAAGTTGGAAGGAATCGAAATAGTGTGTCGCGACACCTTTTCGAGTTCGCGAAGACGTGTCACGACACGATGACGGAGCGGGATGCTGTACCCGGTCAGAAGTGTCTCAGTTAGCACTCGGTCAAGGTGAAACTCGGCGGTGTAACCCCGGCCATCCTTCTGCTCCTGAAGATGGCGCAGATCTGCGCCATCCTTCTCCAGGGCGTCACGCATCACACGGATGTCGCGGATGACATCCTTGTGTTGTTTGCCGGTGAGATCGGCGATCTCCCGGCTCGACATGCTGACCGTATTGATTGGAGCAACAAGTGTGTTCATAATGGCCCCACAGTGTTTTACGTTTTGTTGAAAGGACCGCCCTGCCAGGCGGTTTTTTTATGCTTGCGATTCAGGCGGCCTTCAGCGATTCCCGCAGGATATGCAACGCCTCAATGGCTTCCTGAATCGCCTTCTCGCCCTGGGCTTTTTCGTGCTGGCTTATGTGGTTGTCCGCGGCCGCGTCGAAGATCAGTCGCCCGACGTCACCGCACTCGGCGGAAAGATGGCCGAGGGCAACCATCAGCGGCTTGGCTGCCGGCTTCTCGCGCGCGACCAGGTCGTAGCCGAACTTGTCTGCCAGGGCCATCAGCGGTCGCATGTCGCCGGTGTGCAGAAGGACGCCGAACAGATGCTCAATCGTCAGGTGGTGAGCCGAGTTATCCGGATTCGAGCGCTGCAGCAGGCTGACGTGCGCGAGGCACATCTTCCCGGCAAGTTCCTCCGCCCCACTTTCTTTGATGGTGGTGTGGCAAGCCCTCAAGAAATCTTCCATTCGTAAAACCTCAAATTTGTTTCCGTGGCGCCCTGTGGGTGCAGAGGCGATCATTTGCTCAATGGAACGGAGGAGAGGGATGTTAGGCGGCTGTCTGCTGCGAAGCTTCCCCGGGCGCGGAAGCGATCTGGCCCCAAGGAAAGGATGGGCAAAGGTCTGTGCGATTAACGACGCCCCCGGTCAACGCTTCGATTTGAACTGCGCGCTTTGCTGGTACCGGGCGCTCGCCAGAGCACCACTGATTAACCGTGGGTGCCGTCACTTGCAGCAGGCGCGCCATTTCCACCTGACTACCCAGCAAGCGAGATGCTTCTTTGGCCGCTTCTGCTGATTTCATGAGTTCTCTCCTAGAGATTTGCGTCAAATATAAGGCATTACCTTATCACGGGCAAGTCATTGCCTAACCAACTGCGCAATAGGCTTAATTAGGCAATGCTTACCGGACCAGAATTAGGCGCCGCCATCGAGGCCGCGCGGATCGCCAAGGGCGTATCAAAAAAGAATCTCGCAGACGACTTCTCCGTGAAGCCTCCGTCGATACAGGGGTGGGTGAAGAACGGAAGAATCGACAAATCAAAGCTGATGGACGTGATCGCCTACTTCTCCGATGTCGTTGGGCCTGAGCACTGGGGACTACGCCCAGGCTTCTCCTACGAAAACCTCGAAGTCACCAGTGAAGACTCGGCCGTTCAAGACAGTAATGACGGGCGCTCGCTGGCTTCGTCTGCAGCAGACATGGTGCGTCAGATGTTGGCGACGAAAGGTAAGAGCCTTTCAGAAGATGCTCGCGCCAGGTTGTTGGCCGCGGCAGAACAGAGTGACTCAGGAAACGTTATCCATGTCGACTTCTCTCGCCCAGGCCAAGTCGGTGACGAGGTATGGATTGCCCATTACGACGTGCGTGCAGCGATGGGCGGCGGCCAGATCCCCCACGAATTCCCAGAGATGCTTCAGGACATACGTGTCAGCCCCAAGCATCTGCGCGAGATGGGTGTCACATTCAAAGAGCACTTCCACCTCAAGATGATCACCGGATGGGGACAGTCGATGGCGCCGACGATCAAGGATCGCGACCCACTGCTGGTAGATATCACGATCAGGGAGTTCACCGGGGATGGCATATACCTCTTCTCGCACGACGAGATGCTGTACGTGAAGCGCTTGCAGAAGAAAGGCAAGGATCGTTTCAAGATGATCTCGGACAACAAGCATCACGACCCAGAGGATATTCGAGTCGATGACACCCATATCCTTGCTCGTGTGCTCTACGTATGGAATGGACAACCGGTGTGAAGAAGTCATAAAGATCAATGAACTGGCTTTAGAGCCGTTGAAAAAATATATAACATGGATGTATCCAGTAAATGACTGACGCGCCTGATCCGAAACCGAAACGCCTAACGATGTTCGCTGTCGACTCCGAGGATTTTGTGAGATTCCTTATCTCAAAAGGAGCTGCAAAAGATGAGGATTGCCCAGTTTGCCATACCGATAATTGGAACATTTTGTGCCCAGATGACGGCGGACCGACGCTGCGCATAGGAATGCCTGTGCGTAACAGGCCTGAGTCATTTTATCTATCTGTTTTTGCCTATTTTTGCGCAAGTTGCGGGTATATTCGATCACACATGGCCACGACCGTGCATGACTGGGTTCAAAAGAATCCGAAGCCTGACTCTGACATAGTCGATGATGAGGAAGTGCCTGGGGATGCCAGCGATGAGTAAGACGGTGAACACGTTCATCACTGCCTCTGACATACAATCTCGATTTAAAGAGTGCACGCCGCATTTCCATCTCAATCCAAAATCAAGGCCGATGACAGATGACCTGATTGATGACAGCAAGCCTCGCAAGAGTGATACTGCAGAGATGAATGACATAACACGCGAAGAACTCAGCAAAAACCTGACCGCCATTGAAGAGCGGATGGATAGGCGCATCGACAGGATGGAGCGCTCAGAGGAGCGCCGCTCTGACGATTTTCGCAAGGAGCTCGCGCTTCGTGATACTCAGTTACAGCGTGAGCTTGATATCCGCCAGGAGGCTTTTAGGGCTGAGCAGGCTGCTCGCGACGCGGCCCTGTCTGAGAAATTCGCTGGTTTTTTCGCTGCTCAGACAGAACGCGATAAGGCGCTCGAGAAAATTTCAGAATCTCGATTTGAGCGAATCGAAAAAGATATTAGCAGCATAAAGGCGGATACCAAAAAGGTTGGCGAAGATGTTAACGGCATCAAAGTCACCATGGGCAAATACCTCGGCGGAGCCATTGTAATAGGTGCAATCGCCTCTGCTTTGCTTGGCGTTGCCCTAAAGTATGTTTTCTCTTTGGCTAGCTGATTTAACCTTCTGCTGATGAGCCCGGCCAAGCGCCGGGCATCTTGTTCCTGGCCTCTCTACTACAATTTCGGCTTTACCTATTGGAGCCGATATATGCCCGCACCCTATTCCCTACCGGATATGCTTGAGCGCATCTATGAGAACCAGCTAGCCCTGGAGGCGGCCATCATGGAGTTGTCGATGTGGACCGCCAACCAAGGCGGCGCCCAAACTGACGAAAATGTGCGCGGCGCGCTGGAGACGATCGACGAGAATGCCGGCCACATCAAGCAGGCCCTAGCCAGGCTGAGAGCTCAAAACCGCGAGTAACGCTTTACCCTCTGCTGAACTGCCCGCAATCGTGCGGGCTGTTTTTGCGCATCAGAACGGCGCCAGTTCCTCTTCAACCTCAAATTCAACCCTACCCCTTCTCTCCGGCTCAACGTCCTGCTGTTCCCACCTTACCGTCACGCTGCCTGCGGATTCCACGCCATCCGGACACTCAGCCCACCAACATCCGGACACTCATTCCACGCTCATTCGGACAGGCAGTCGGAGCGCAGCGACGCAG